TACGCGCGTCTTAAAGCGCGTATGGCTAAGACTGAAACCTTTGTCATTGGCGGCGGTGAGCCAGACGGCATGTATCGCCCTAAAGGCCCACCATTGATTGCCACAACAGGAAATAGCTGATGCCTTATATTTTGGTCGAAGACTTCCGTGGCGGCTTAGATCGTCGGCGCATGAATGTCACAGCCGCTCCGGGTACTTTGATCGAGCTAAAGAACGCGCACATCACGCGAGGTGGTGAGATCGAGAAGCGCCCAGCGTTTGTTGAGCTTGTTACTTTGCCAACTAATACCATTGGTCTAGCCGCTTCTGCTGGCCAGATTTACACCTTCGGGTCTGATGCAGCGTCTAGCGTCACTTTCCCAGCTGATACGCCGTCTAACGTGACTTACATTAGGTTGCAGCATCCTAGTGGCGAAGAACTGACTAACGTTTTAAAAGCAACGTTTTATAACGGTAAGGTATATGCAGCTGCGCAATTTGCCGATGGCCGAATATACCATTACTTTGATGGTGTGCGGATTACTGATTGGTTTGATGGTCGTGCGCGCAATACATTCGAGGTGACTGCCGGTACTGCTGGCGGGACTGCCGCTACAGCTTCTTTCGAGGTGACTGGCGGCACAAGCAACCCTGGTGACGAGTTGCGGATTTTGCGGATTAACGCTGTCGATCTAATTAGTAGCCCTGTGTCTCACAACGGCTCGAACAACCTAACAGCGTCTAATGTTGCAGCGGCTATTACCTCTGGCCCTAGCGACTACACAGCTCAAGCGGCTGGCAACGTGGTTACGATTACAGCGCCTGCGGTCGGCATTACATATAACGGATACCAGCTTACTGCCGAAGTTGATGGGGCATTTACTGTTGGCAACATTTCTCACGCCTCTGGCGGTATTGATAATGCTATAACAGCTATTACCGTCGATGGCGTTAACCTTATCGGAAATCAGGTGACTTGGGAGACTTCGCATACCTACACAGCACTAAAAATTGCGGAAGCTATAAATGATTTTGCATCTGGTCCTGAGTACGAAGCGACAAGCGTTAACCAGTTTGTAAACATAATATCTAAAGAAAGCGGATCGTCTCAAAACAACAAGGCGGTGTCTATCACAACGAGCGGAAACGTCACTACAGCGTTTGACCCTGTTTCGCAGACTTACTTAGACGGCGGCGCTGATGCCTCTACAATCAACGCATACAGCCCTGGGGCTTTTGTCATCCCGGTCAAAACAAAGATGTACGCGCTGTCAGACAGTTTGCTTCACTTTTCCGCGATAGATGATCCGACAGAGTGGAACGACACAACGTTGGGCGCGGGTTTTATCAACCTTGCTAACCACTCACGCGGTTCTGAAGACCTCAAGGCGATTGCGACATACTTTGACAATATTGCCGTTCTTGCTGAAGAGGCGATACAGATTTGGTTTGTTGATGCTGACGAAGCCCTCAATCAACAAATACAAGTTTTGCAAAACACTGGAACGATTGCGCCGGATAGTGTTGTCGAGTTTGGCGAGAACGACGTGTTCTACTTGTCGCTGTCTGGACTGCGCAGTTTGCGTTCACGCGACAGCTCCAACGCCGCGTTTGTTGGTGACATTGGCAACCCTATTGACGAGCTGATTGTTGACCAAATCCAAGCAAACCGATCTGTTGCAGAGCTGGCAAAGGCGACGCTCGAGCAACGTGACGGACGTTACATACTCGCTATCGGCAGCAAAATGTATGTGTTTAGCTTCTTTCCTTCATCTAAAGTGTCAGCTTGGTCCGTTTACGAGCCTGGGTTTGTTGTGGATCAATGGGCATATGATGGTCGGCAGACTTTATGCAGAAGCGGCAACAAGCTCTACTCATTGGGCGGTGAGAACGGCAACATTTATGACAGCTGCGAGGTTGTTGTTCAGATGCCGTTCTTGGATGGCAGCAGCCCAGCAACGTTTAAGGATTTAACGGGTATTGACGTCACTTGTGAAAACGTCTGGACAGTTTCGATAGCCACTGATCCGCAAGATATAACGGCGTTGGAGGAAGTGGCGACAGTTTTCAAGACGACTTACGGGTTGGGGCGCGCAGCGGTCAACGGTTATACTACGCACGTTGCTCCCAGATTGACGTGTGAAAAGCCAGGTCCAGCAAAGCTAGGAAACCTGGCAGTCCACTATACATCAGCGGAGAGTGGTTAATGTTTTTACGCCATGCGGAGCCTCAAGACATTTTCACAGTCGCTCGAAATATGCGTGAACGTGACTTCCAAGAAATATCAGCACTTAGATATGACGATGATCGAAATGAAATGGCATACAACATTACCAATCAAATTGCAGAGTTTGAAACAGTATATGTTGTTGGAGATACGGAGCCAGTTGCAATTGTTTCATATCTTCCTGTTCGACCTGGTGTCTGGAATTTGGGGATGTTTGCGACTGACAGGTTCAAAAGTGTAGGACTTTACCTGACAAAGCGCATCATTCGAGATATAATACCAGCATTAGATCGAGCCAAAGCGCATCGGGTCGAGGCGTTCAGTATCGAAGGTTACGACGAAGTACACAGTTGGCTGGATTTTTTGGGGCTTGAAGAGGAATGCACGTTGGAAAGCTACGGAAAAAACGGTGAGGATTTCAAGGTTTTTTCTTGGGTGCGGTCAACAGAAGACAGTGTTGTCTGGCGCAATCGGAGGTTGAATTAATATGTGTTTGGGTGGTGGCGGAGACGACTTTCTAAAAGACGAGTACGCTCGGCAAAGAGCCGAAGAGGAAGCTCGGCAAGGGCGGATAACTGAAGGCAAGGCGGCTATCGACGCCGCAATGGCTGGTTACGACGATGACTTTTATGCCGGTCAAGCGCAGAATTACATAGATTACGCGACACCTCAGATTGAGGATCAGTACACGGATGCGATGGGGGGCTTGATCCGCGCTTTGTCCAGAAGTGGCATGTCACAAAGTTCTGTTGCCGCAAAACGTAAGGCTGATTTGCAAGAGAAGCTTAACAACGCCCAAGTTGATGCAGCTCGACAAGGTGAAGCATTTGCTAACGACACGCGATCAGCGCTTGCAGGTGTGAAGAATAACCTCATAGCCCAGAACCAATCTTTAGCTGATCCGACTTTGATTGCCAGTATGGCGGCAAACCAAAGTAATGCAGCTTCTCAATTGCCGTCTTACAATCCAGTTGCTCAGATATTTGCCGATGCGACTTCAGGCTTGGCGACGCAGAGCCAGTTAGAAGCGCGCGGTAAAAATAGATATAATATGGCTGAATTGTTCAGCCTCGACGGCGGGTCAGCGAGGAACGTAGGCTAATGAAGATTATGCAACTTTCTAAGCGCAAGGGTGAGACTGGCGGCGCTCCACGTCAGACTGAAATCATGGGTCAGCCGCACATGCTGGCGTATATAAATGAAGCTGAACGCCAGATGCTTAAACGGGCAGGGGGTAGCGAACTGCCCGGCCCAGAAGGCGTACCTTCATATATAAGCTGGTCAGATATTGGCAATGCCATTAAAGATACTTTTTCTGAAATCACATCCGGTGGTGCAGCGCATACAGAGACCTACAACGGTAGCAATGACAGCAAAATTGCGCCAAAGACATCGATTAGACCTAGACCAAGACCCGCATCAATCGAAAACAACAACAACGACAATGATAGCGATTCCACAATACCGGTAGAGCAGCAAGCTGTCATTCCGACGGCTCAAAATCAAGGCGTTCGTAAGGATGCTGTGGACAAGATACTTGTTGAAAAGTACGGCTGGACGATGGGTCCAAACGGGGATGCGTTAAGTCCCGCCCAGGCTGCTGCACTACCCCAAACAAATCCGTCTACTGGAGACGCAAACAAGGGGATGGCTGAAAGTATGTTGGGAGTTGGTGTGTTAAACGCCGGCGGAAAAACTGTCCCAGAAGAACCAGCCAATCCGGGCAACCCGCCAATTCTTCAAAACGACGGTTCTACCGGAAAATATACAGTCGCTGGCGCACTCGATCCCAGTCAGCCAGCAAGCGTGGCTACGAATGAGGATGGATCGATTTACTACCCGACCGATAACGAAGTTAACAATGCAAATACTCGAGGTGTTGATAACCTTATTAACACTGGTGATGATAGTGGTCTGATACGGATAGATGCTCCAACCGGCCCCGGTGGTAATGTGACATATACAAACGGAAACGGTGTCACAATCGCCGGTCCAGAAAAGCCAATAAATACAATTAATGAAGATGGCGATTACACAGCCGGAGGCGGATCAACAGTTACTACTGGCGGCGGTGGCGGTACAACAATTACCGGCGGAGGCGGTGAGGACAGCACTCCAGCACCGCCCCCAGTCAACCAGGCACTCCTAGACGCATTAGCAAGACGTGATGCTGCATTATCGACACAGATGGGCAACATTGGAACGGCATTCGGCTTCTCGAATGACGATTACTACAATCAGCTAGGTACAGATTACCGAGAAGGTGGACTATCAGAAGCATTTACAACGGCTTATGATGATGCCACTCGCGGTATTTATGATACCTTTAAATCTGCTGGTATGCTTACGCAGCAAGGTGTTGACGACTCTATGGGTATCCTGGCTAGTGCCGAAGGTGGCGAAGAGGGCCGCATCGATGGTATTGTCAATCAGTACACCACAGCCAATCGCAATTTTGTTAATGACGGGCGCACCGGCATGGAAGGTACGTTGTCTGGCTTTGTTACTGAAACTGAAGACATACCGACCATCGATGCGCAGACTGCTCAAATCCTTGGCTATGATGTTGCAGGCAATGCGCAGCCGTTCAAGACACCCAAAGAACAAGAGGTTGTGGATTTCTTCACTGACTTCGTGAAGCGGTCCTACGATCCAAGTTACAATGTTGATCCGACAGCGGTTGCCAGTGGTGGCCCAAGCCGAGTTTCCGGCTCCGTTGACCAGCTTGGCGCTGGTACTCAACCCTCGACTATTGCTGGTATTTTGGACCCAGTGGCAGGCGGCAGCGTGAAGGTGATAGGCTAATGTGTGATCCAACTCTAATAGCAAGTATCGGCGCTCAAGTGATTGGGCAGCAAGTGCAAGGCAATGCGATCAAAGACGCAAACGCTGGCAAAGCCCTTCTTATGCGAGAAAACGCAGAACAGAACCGGCAGCTGGAAGATACCCAACGCGCGGCGATCCAAGAAGCTGTTGTCGCAGCCGACTCCACAGCTGGGAAGCCGGGCATGGAGGCTGCTGCTGTTGATTTATCCAACATACTAAAAGCCGCAATAACGGGCGGTGGAGCGCAGACAAACACAAGAACCAGCTCTGCGCCCCAAATTGTGCGTGATGCAGAGGCAGCTGCGGCTCAAACGGCTATGATGAAAGCGAACCAACGAGCAAGTGCAATCGCAAGCCTGGACGCCACAAGTAAATACTTAGGAACAACCATTGCGCCTAAGATTGCCGATGCAGCCGCTATAGGCGGCATGACTGGCAACTTCATGAGCGGCAACAGCGCCGTTACTGACACCGGCCTTCAATATGCAGCATCCAAGGCATACTCACCGATGGCTCAAATACTTTCTGGTGCAGGCCAAACAGGGATGGCCTACGGCATGTATGACCCCGACAAAGTTCCAACCGATAAAATAGTCTCGACAGCGTAGAGGATTTACAATGCCACGCCAAAACCCCTACATGATGGACCCTTTGCTGGCTCAAGGCTTTTCGAATTTGACGAAGGCTCTGATCGGTGATCCCGAAACAGATTATCAGGTGGCTAGGACAAACCGGGTCAACGAGCTTTTGCCTTTGGAAAAGCAACAAATGCAAGCGCAAATAGGTGGTACTAATGCTAGTGCAGCTGCGGCTAGGGCTTTGGAGACACTCCGTCAAGCGCAAACGTTGACTGAAAACCAGTTGCGCGACCCCCGTGTGCAGACGGAACTTGCCAACGCGAAGGCGACATTAGCATTAGCAGGCGAAAGGGACGCAAGTGCGGCATTCATCGGATCGCAGCGAGCTACAGAAGAGGCTCTTCGCACTCCAAGAGTCGACAAAATTAACGCAGAAGGCGCTGCCGCTACTGCTTTGGAGCAATCTAGGTTAGCGGATGCAATGTTTAGGGGAGCGCAGACCGCTACAGAAACTGCTCTTCGTACTCCAAAAGTTGGTAAAATTAATGCAGAAGGCGCTGCCGCGACTGCTTTAGAGCAATCTAGGTTAGCAGATGCAGCGCTTGCGGGAGCGAAGACTACTACAGAAACTGCTCTTCGTACTCCAACAATTGGTAAAACTAATGCAGAAGGCGCTGCCGCGACTGCTTTGGCTGCCGAAAGAAACTCCGCAGCAGACCTTAACAGAGCCAAGGCCGAATCCGAAGGCCGAATAATTCTTAACGCCGGTCAGACAATCGTGACTACAGGTGCTGATGGGCAGCAACAAGAATACACTGCTCCAGAGACTGTCGAGGTAGTTTTAGAGCCTGGGGAGGAAGCCGTTGTTATAAATGCAGACGGCTCACAGACACGGCTAAAAGGACCGGCAGGGACCGGAGACCCGAAAGATGCTGCTGCTCTTCTTGAAGGCATCGACGGCCAGTTAAATACATTCTTTGAATCAGAGGCATGGAGTAAAGTAAGCCCAACTTTACTACGGCGCATTCGATCTTCGATGACAGCGGCAAGTAAAGGACAAAACCTTACAGATGCTGCGGAAAAAATACAGGCACTAATGTCTGATACCTATAAGGGCCAAAACATTGTCGAGCTTCAAGGTGGTTGGGGTGACGGTGCAGCATTTTACGTTCCAGGATACATTCTTAATTTTATTTCAGATGCGATTGCGGACAACAGCACTCCTAAAGCAAGTGCAATTGCCAAGGAATACGGGCTTTCACTTCAAGAGTCTGAATCTGTATTGAAGTTTTTAGGGGTTGAAAATGGCTGACGGGTTTGGCAATCCATTTCTTGAAGAAGAAGATAAAAGCACTGATCCGTTTGAGAACCCTTTTTTAAAGAAAAAGAAAGATGGTTTTTCTAACCCATTTGTTAGCGACCTACCGGCGGAAACTGCAATCCCTCCTGTTGCGGCGATCAGTGAACCCTCCCCAAAAACTGACATGCCGCCGGTAGACCCGACAGGTGGTTTCCGCAGCCCGACGTCTGGAGTGACTGAAACGAATGCGTTGCTGGCGCAGCAGATTGCAGATCAAAACCGCGCAGCGCAAATTGCTAATGCGCCTAATACAACTGAACTGGATTCTGTGTTTTACCCTAAGACTTTCGACCCGGCTGTTACCGGGCAGCAAGCATTAGAAACAGAACGCCAAAGGCTTGCAGATGTGATGGAACAACCGGGTCCAACGATTGCAAAGGCAGAAGCAAACGTAAACCCAAGCATATCACAGGTGCAAGGTCTTCCAGGAAACTACACCACGACCAGACAACCAGTTAGCGGGATGCCTATAAGTGATGCTGCGGCAGTAGACGAGATGGCTTTCGGCAACACCTACCAAATGCCGAACAATGCCGTTTCTCGCGGCACAGGACGGATGCTAGGTGTGTTCAATTTGTTTGCGCAGCAACTGGGTTTGAAAGATACCGGCGATTACATAGACCGTATGCAAGAGCTTAATAGGATAATTCCAGAAGCTCCAAAAGACGTGCAAGATGGGCTGCGCGCAATCACAGACGAAAACAATACTTGGGGCGAAGCGTTCCGCGCTATGAAGGACAACCCTGGCGCTGTTCTCAGCGTTGTTGGCGAAAGCATTCCGCAAATGATCCCGAGCCTTTTAGCGGCTACAGGCACTACTCTGGCAACAGGTGGTAACATCTTTGCTGGAGCGGCAGCTGTTGGCGCAACGTCTGGCGCTATAGAGTTTGGTAATGTCCTTGATGAAGAGATTAGATCATCAGGCGTTGATTTAAACGATGATGCAGCAGTGCAAGAGCTGTTCGACAATCCAGAGTTTTGGGGTCGTGCTAGAGAGCGTGGCGCACGTCGCGGTATTGCAATCGGTCTCTTCGATGCTTTGTCGATGGGCATGGCTGGTAAGTTAGTCAACATGGCTAAGGTTCGCGGCAGCGGTCGCTTGGGGGTTGGCGGTGCGGCCACAGCTGAACTAGCCGGTGTGCAAGGCCCGTTAGGCAGTGTTGGCGAGTTTAGTGCGCAACTACTGGAACAGCAGGGCGGTTTCCGTGATGGCTTAAATCTTGGAGAGATTGCCTTAGAGGGCGTTGCTGAGATTGTTCCTGGCGCTGGTGAAGTTGCGGTTTCAACAACTGCGGGTGGTGATCCTGTCGCTCTTGCCGCAAAGCAAACCATGCTTGACATCGACAATGCTGAGTTTGCGACTACGCCAGAGCAAGAAGCTATTGCACTGTTGCAGCCGCAAGACATGCTTTTGGAAGAGCAAATTGTTGACATGCAGATGCGCCTAAGATCACTGGGGCTGGATAAACTTGCATCAGTTTATGGAAGTTGGCTTGATCGACTGGACACAATAACCCCCAAAAACCTAACGTTCTTGCGCACAAAAGTAGAAGAAGAAGAGCGCAAGGCAGCTGGCGTTGCCTCCCTAAACCCTCGAGTAGAAAACGTCATGCAGGATTATCTTGCAAAAGACGACTTAGAGCTTGCGCAGTTCAATGCAGCAATGAGCGACCCACGCACTAAGGACGTAATGGAAGACTTGGGGCGGAAGATGCAAATGATTGGGGACCGGCTACATGAGCTTGGCTATGACTATAAAACGGTTGCGTCAGACCCTAACGCTCCAGCTGCCATAAAGAAGGCAAGAGAGTTCCTGTCAAACGGCGGCATTGCAATGCGCCTGATGAAGCAGCTTAACGCTAACGTCAAAGGTTACAAAGGAAATCGCCAGGTCACAGATGAAGACTTAAACAAAACAATCGGAAGACTGCAAACCGCTTTAACCGTTGACGTTAAACCCCTTATTGAATCTGCCGTTCCCAATCCGTCAGTTCAGAGCACCATTGAAACGCCCACAGCTCCCGTAGCCGACGGTCCAATCCAGCCACCGTCGGCCAACTCGCAGCCGGTTAACGCGGCAAACCCTCCAGACTTGCCACCGCAATCGGCTGCACCTTCTTCTCCAAACGTTAAAACCGATGCACCTACAGCACCAGCGGTGCAAGAAACTGCGCCACCGCAGCCAGCGGCTCCTGTTGCAGAAGAGGCTCCAACCGTTAATCCGCAAGAGGCAGAGCCAGTGGGCCGAGAGGTTCCATCGAAGCCCGTCACCAGCGTACAAACGCCAGACGGACAGGCAAATTTCAATGTGCAGGGCAGGGTGATCGAGCTTGCCGATCTAAAGCAGGCAACTGGCGACCTTCAACCGCGTGATCGATCAAGAAAAGAAAGCGCAGCATTAGCCAAAGAACGGGCAGGGTCCATGTTCAACCCAGCCCGGTTGCTGGATGATCCGACGTCTGGATCAGGAGCGCCGATCATTGCGCGTGACGGTACAATCATGTCTGGCAACGGGCGCGTCTTAACTATGCAAGAGGTGTACGCAAGCCAATCGGATAGTCTCGCAAGCTACCGCGCTGCGTTAGAAGATGCTGGAATAAACACAGAAGGCTTTTCCCAACCAGTGTTTGTTCGGCAGCTGGCAGATGACATGACTGTGCAAGAGCTGAAGCGGTTTGCTGATTTGTCGAATACTGAGGCTCAAGCGCAGATGTCGATGACTGAACGCGCAAGTCGTGACTCTACAAGATTAACGGATAGCAAGATCATCGATCTTTATCGCGGAGACTTTGACATCGATGCTGCCCAAAACCGGGGGTTTGTTAGCGAGTATGCAAAGAAAATTCTGTCACCTACGGAGCAAGGTGCATTCTTTAATAGTAAGGGCGAAATTAGCCAGGAGGGCATATCTCGCGTCAAAAATGCGATACTAGCATCCGCATTCGACAATCCAGATACGCTGGCAACCATGCTGGAAAGCAGCGACGAAAACATTAAAGCTATTAGTAATGCCTTCATGGCCGCTGCGCCTAAATTCGCACAGCTGAAAAAGCAAATTGCCGATGGTCGGACTGATGCGCAATTCGATATAACATCTGATCTGGCGGAAATGGCTAACTTAGTCAGCCGTTTGCGCCGTGAAGGGACTAAGCTGCAAGACTATTACAATCAGTCAGATATGCTTTCGCAACCGGACCCAGAGGTTCAGAGACTTGTTCGCGCTTTTTACAACGAAGGTCTTACCCGCGCAAATTCGACCAAGGCAATGAAGGATTTTCTGGATTTCTACACAACAGAAGCGTTACAGAAGGAAAGCGGCGGTCTGCTGCCAGATGAAACAACGGCATCAGATATAATTGAAGCTGGACGTCAACGTACTGAGGAGAAGCGCAGTGAAGCAAAAGGACAAAACCAGCCAGGACTTGAGCTTGCGGCATCAGGCAATGTCAAACGCGATGATGCGCGTGGCGAACAAGTACAAAAACGAAGAGATGCGGAAAGTGGCGAAAGAGCTGAAGCAGTTAAGCCAAGAGCCGAAAGCAAAGTAGATGACGCCCGATCCGAAAGTGAAGTGGAGCAAAGTCTCGAAGGTGTTGCAGAACTACGGGACACCGAAAGCACAAGCCCAGCCAATGCCGACACTCGAGAAGAAAACACAAGAGGCACAAAAGCTGGCCGCGTCACGATTGCGCAGTCCCAAACACTAAGGCAATCGCTTTACCGGGATGCGTTTGATGATGCTGGATTTGACGTCAATACCGCAGTCAACCTACCAATTACCAATCAGTACAGAATATTGTCAAAACTGGTCAAAGAAAAGTTTGGCCTTAGTTTTGTTGAGAAGCCACAGCAAGGCGCTGGTTACGACCAAGTGAATGCTTTGCTCGATGCTTACCACAACTTACAGTGGATGACGCATACAATGGCAATGCCGAACAAAGCTATCGGCCTGGACGGTACGCTGGGCTTGGCGCTCCCGCAAAACGCTTGGGGCGGATACTTGGCCGCTTATGTGAATAAAGAAGCAACTACACCAGACTCATACCAGTCTGACGTGAACCCCGTAACTGGTCCAGTCATCTTAATGCCCGGTCGCTCGAACAGCTTCGCTCACGAATGGGGCCATGCGCTAGACTACCATATCTTAGACCGGATCGGGAAAAACTGGGACCGAGGTGTCACTGGTCGTATCCGTACCAACCTTAAAAGTGGCGAAATGGTTTACGCTGACAACGCGCCTCAGAATGTTGTCGAGGCAATGGGCGATCTTATGAACGCCATGTTTATGGACAACGCCGAGGTATCTGCCGAGATAATGAAGTTGGAAAGCGAAGTCGCAAGACTGCAAGCCAAGCAAGACAAGCGTACTAGCGGCAAACCTATTAAGAAGCTGGCCGACACGAAAGAACAGCTGCGGAAGTTACGCGAAGGTAGCACTAAGAAACCAATAGCTAAGTCGCAATACCGAAAGGATGCGGAGACATTTGCCACCGCAAACAAAAGTGACGTCAACTACTGGACCCGCCCAACAGAAATGTTTGCTCGAGCATTCGAGGCTTACATCGCCCGAAACGTGGAAGCGGCTGGCGGCAACACAGAGTTTATTTCATTTGAGAACGAAGCATACGAAATGGCTATGGATAAAGTTAAGGGTGGCGATGACCGCTTGGCGCTAACCTATCCTAACGACACTGACCGGATGCGGATATTCATGGCAATGGATCGGTTGATGGAGGAGTTGCGCGCTGACGTTATTCAAGAGGGTAAAGCCGCAGATGCACCCGGCGATACCGACATGATCGATGCGCAGGCAGAGTTTTACAAAGAAGTCGATCTGACAAAGAAAGAGCGCATCGGGATTATTGCCGATCAAAAGAGAGCCTGGAACGAACACAAGGTTATGCGGCAGAAGATTAGAAGCCGCCCACAGCGTTACAAGTCTGACTTAGCGCGCTTTCAAGATACAGCTGGTGTTGTCTTAATCAATACGAAGCGCGGCATCCTGTTTAACATGGCGAGTAGATACAAAGATAATGCTCGCGCAAAAGCATTGATCGAGAGTGTCATCGCGCGGGTTGCTACCGATCCCGGCTCAACTGATAACCGCGTTACGGTATCGGGTGGAACTTTTGAAGAGGCTGTGCGAGGCGCGTCTAGGCGTTACGCTGGTATATGGGCGGGATTGCTGGAGAAGCACAAGCTAGACAGCTTTGGCGCTTTAGATAACAAGGAGCTCCGACTGTTCCTAACAAGTGATGAAACAACACAAGCAAATGCGCCAGACAGAATTAAGCGCGCAGCTGGTGACATCCGCAACAAGTTGCTGAACCCTATGTATGATTACATGCGTAAGAATGGTTTGGATGTAAATTACTTGCCAGAAGGCGGGTTCATGCCTCGCATGATGGACGCTCTTCTTGTTGCTGACAGTAAGGAAAACTTTGTAAACGGTAAGCCAGGAGAGAAAAAGCGCGGGGCAAAAGCGCTTTATTCTGACGTCATTTACGAAAATGAACTAGGCGTAATCGACGTAGACGACGCAGAGCAAGCGTCGGCTTTGGTTAAAATGGCGAGAAGCCTTGAAGGCTCATTAGATGGAAGCACCGCAGATGCGGCTGCGGAACTAAAGTTTAAGCTGAAGCAAATAGAACGCGAAAGCGCAAAGCTGGATGATCCAGAGGTGGACCCAGGTGATGTTGAAGCCAGCATAATGCAGCTTCAAGAGGAAGTGGTGGACTTGCACCAACAGCTTTATGAAGATTTGCGTGATCCTTACAGTACAGAAGCTGCAAATGACTGGTATGATCGAATTGTGCGCCGTCAAGTTGGCGACATATCGCGTCACGGAGTGCAGGGTAGCTTCGCTAAATCTCGTAAGCTACCGCCAGAAGCCGACACATACATGGTGGATTTCTACCTCGATCCAACAGAAGCAATAACAAATTACATCTCAGGCGTTACGCGCAAGGTTGAGTATGAAAAACGCTTTGGCACAAAGACCGTTCCAAAAGGTAAGCGCCAACGGACCAGTGGAAACTCTATCGATCCGGCAAGCAATGTTCACGACTTTATGAGCTACGTTTCTGAGGAAATGGCCGCAGCTGGCATGAAGGAACACGAAGTACGCCAAATACAGAACATTGTACAAGTGGTTACTGGAACTGGAGCGCCAGCTGATTTTGCACTAGAAACCGTTTTAAATGCGCTTAATACGTTTGGCACTATGGCTTTGCTTCCGAGGGCTGTCATATCCAGCGTTGCTGAACCGATGACGGCAGCTATTACAACTGGAAGCGTGACTGACGGGTTCCGTTCTTTTGCTTACGCTCTGGACGAGTTTGCTACTTTTGTCAGAGGCCGGACAGCCAGAGAGCGCAAGCAATACTACAAACAGCTGGGCAGCGTATTGGGTGTGATCGATCTTCCAGAGAGCGGAGAAGTCATTGCAAACCGTGTCGGAGGTACAGCAGAGGACGATTCGAAAAACGCGCAGCGCCTTGGTCGATTCTTTTTTAGAACGGGTTTGGTCTCTATAACTAACGCGCAACGTCGTGGCAGCTTGCGGGTTGGAATACGCTACCTTGGTCAGCTTGGAGAGCAATACGCAAAGCCTGCCAGCCCAAGAATGAAAGATCGAGCGCGTGAAGTTCTGCAAGACTTCGGAGTGCGTCCAGACGACATGGATCAGTTCGCAGATTTCATGATGAACCTGGAGAAGAATGAGAAAGGCATGTACGAAATTGACAGCATCATAGATCGATCTGGTGAGCTGTCAGACATGGGCGAGATACTGGCTCTTGCTACACGCCGGTTTACAGACCAAACAATTCAAGACCCTAAGATCATTGACAGACCAATGTTTGCAGACAGCCCCGTGGGTAGAATTGTATTCGGCATCCAGTCGTTTGTTGCTGCATTCCAGCGCAATGTGCTGATTGCATCAGCAAAGCGTGTTCAGCGTGAATACGAAAATAGAGGCATAACGTCGGCAGCGCCTTACGCGGCCCTAAATGTTGCACTACCTCTTGGCGCGTTGTACTTGTCGCACACTCTTGTTTCTGCTGTACGCGAAATGCTGTTAAACCCCGACAAGTGGGAGGAAGAGAAAGAAGCCGACAACCTTGAAATGTACTTGCTTACTCTTGGCCTTTCTCGTTCTGGCTTCACTGGACGCATGGACCCGTTAATAAACGCAGCTACATCTTTAAAATACCAGTCAGACTTGTCGAACATGCTGGTAGGGGCTTCAGCTTCCTATTATGCCAGAGCCTTGCAAAGAATGATTTACCCGGCGTTGGGCACAAACAGTCCAAACACGGTATCTGCCGAGTACCAATTTGCCCGTGGTACTTATGATATGATTGTTCCGTTTGCTTTGAGTATCCTTGCCACGCACTCTGGGCTTGGCGGGGTTGCGCAAGCCGCAGCCGGCGCAACGGCAGCTGCTGGTTCGTCGCCGGGTGTTAAGCACTGGGTGCTGCGCAACGTAATATATCAACTTTATGATGAAGAGTATCGACCTGGGCGATCTGGGCGGAAAAAGAAGTCAGAGGAAAAGAAAGGCTTCAATCGTTGAGCAAAATAGATTTGGCCGGCCTAATTGGATTTGTGCTGGGAGCTGTTGCTGGATCATCGATCACCGTGGGCGCCCTAATGCTGCTTCACTGGTGGTGATGGTGTGGCAAAGACAGCGTTTCGACTTAAGCGCAAACAAAAGGTTAGTGCCGCCAATGCCACGGCCCTAGTTACGAAAATACGAATCAAATTTCAAGAGCGCAAATTGCGCCAAAAAACGAAAAACGGCACAATTTGCGCCGCTTTTTGTCCGTTCCTGTCGATCATATGTGGACCTCGATGCTCTGAAGTCCCTTATTTTAGGCTGTCGATTGTCGATCAACAACAGACAATCTGGTCGGGCTAGAACTATCTACAAGATAGCACAACCGATTGAAGTTAATGTCGATATAAGCGATCAACAACATTTTTTTGCGCCACTTTTTGGGCCAGCTTGGCAGTTACTCATGGACGTCATCCAGATAGTCGGGAGCAAGATGCTCGTAATTTTTCCTGACTGTCTCAACCGTATCCCCCATGAATTTAGCTACTTTCTCGATTGGAACGCCACGAGTAATAGCGCGCGTAGCCCATGTATGTCGAAACACATGCGGATGCAAATCATCTATGTTGAGGCTCTGACCCAAAGACCGCACCGCCTCGTAAAGTGACGACGGCTTATCCAGCACATAATCGTTTATCGCCTCGCTCTTGGCGCGCTCCAGGACTGGTTTCAACATGGGGCTGATGGACAGGGCTGGCCGTCGTTTGATCGATTGCAAGCGCCCCTGCGGATTAAACTGTATCTGGTTGCGCTCGATGCTGACTTGATCCCAGCGCAGCTGCTCGATGGCCGTCTTGCGCTGTGCTGTTTCCATTGCCAGCATAACGAACCGCCCAACCCTCGACATACGATTGGAAGGGCGTCGTCCAGGTCCGTTGATGACGTGGTTTGAGCAAGTATCCCGCAGTAACTGCACCTCGTCTTCAGTCAGCACTCGATCTCTAGGTGGCGACGGAGGCGGTAGATCGATATATGGGATGATCTCGCTAGAAATCCGCTGCTCTTTAGGCTCCACGCGCTCATTCATAAAGCGCAAGCAAGCGCGCAGCCGTTGCAGCTCACCGCGTATAGTGCCAGATGCTGCCTTGTTGGAGCCGATAATACCATTAGCGCGCAGCTCAATAAACTTCTTAGCGTGTTCGCGTTCAATGGTGCTGACAGGCATGTTGCCAAAATACGCATTCAAGTTGTTTACGATAGCTGGGTATCGGACCTCACTAAGCATACGCCCCTCGATCCACTGAGACATCCAAAGGTCTAAGCAAAACTCAACCGTTGGGTCTTTAACGACCTCAGTGTGCAGCTTGTAGTCCTTCAACCAACCCGAAAACCGCAGCGTTGCGACTTCCTGATCTGTCGTCCTAAGCGATACTCTTTTGCTGCGTCCGTCTTCTCGGAACGCGACATACCACTTTTCGTTTTTGTGTTGCTTGAGTTCTGGTGGCTTTGACATCGTGATACCTCTATAAATTTCTCAACCGCTGCCTGGGGAATGCGAACAGCGGTGTTTGTCAGTCGAATGGTGGGGAGAAATCCGTTTGTTCTGTATCTGGTGATCGTCTTGATCGACACTGACAGCAAACGTGCAGCCTCCTTTTGCGTAAGAAGCTGCATCGGTTTACCCTTTTAATATATTCATGACCTCGAGAGCCTTGGCTGCGGGAACCTTCATGTTCACGCGCAACCAGAAATTTTCGGCATCGCTCTCGATAGATTTGATTTCAAGCGTTGGCTGCTCGGCAGCGTTTGCTTGCGCGTCATAGTTAGGAAACAGCACGTCAACCTCAACATCTAGTGCGTCGGCCAATTTGGTAAGGTTCTTTGGCGAAGGCACTGAACGGCCTCGGACGTACTGGCTGATCGAATCTCGACCCATCCCAGACGCGCGCGATAGATCGCTTTGTGACATGCGCTTTTGCATCATAAAATTGTACAGTCTTTTGCCAAATTCCTGTCTAGTGAGAATTTTTTGGCTGTAATCTATACTGTTGTCTGGGCTATTACCGCCCCTGGTCATTATCGATTTTGTCATCTTACTCCCCAAGCAATCGACATCTTTTGACAGACAATGTGCATATATCTGCCAAATTGGCAATGTAATTTTTTTTAATAATTTACATTGACCCGCCACATGGGCTGTGCTTTTAATCACCAAATACGAATTTCTAACTACAAATGGCGCGTCATGAAGACAAACATATCTATTAATACCAGACTTCTTGTCCGTGACTTCGGTGGGCTTACCGCAGCAACACACGGGCTAAACGAAGTAGGGCATCAAATCACTAAAAATGCAGTCGACAAGTGGCGCAGGCGTGAAAGCCTGCCGTCGGAGTCGATGCTGGCGTTTGCCGTGCTGGCAAAACAAAAGAACCAGCGTTTCGACTTGCTGGATTACTTAATAAGAAAGGGAGAGTAACGTGACTTTTTTTCAACGCAGCATCAACACCGTGCTTAGCACAGCGAGGATACCTTCTAAAACTCGCGGCGGAAGCTGGTGGCCCACTTCAAGCTGGGCTTTTTCGACACGCGGCCCCACACAGCGGGGTTCGAGCAAATGGACGACAACGTAATAAAATTAGTCAAAAACCAATTTGACGTAAGCTATGATATAGCTGAGTTTGAGCAAGAGATGAAAGAACTAGAGATTCTTAGTCCAGCAAAAGTGCACATACAAACCTTAGTAGCTGACATCGCAACAAGCGAAAATGTTGACCTCGAGGTACGGCTGGACGCTGCGCGCGTTTTGCTAGAAAGCTCAGACCTATTTCCAATATTTTTTGAATTGGAAGGCGGTCACGAAATGCTCCAACAGATCATAAAGGATAAATTGCGTGATAGTGTATGGCATTGATCCTGGCTTGTCTGGCGCAATAGCGCGCTTTGATCTGACGGAGGGCTTTCTTGAAATTCACGACATGCCAATCATGGAAGTGAATAAAAAGAAATCTGTATCTCCGCAGCTCGTTAGCGATATATTGCGTCAGCAACACGCTCCAGTTTACATTGAAAAGGTGGGCGCTATGCCTGGGCAGGGTGTCTCTTCGATGTTCAGCTTTGGCCGCAGCTACGGTGTATTGCTGGGGTGTGCTGCTGGATTGCAAATGCCGACCACTGTTATAACGCCTGTCGAATGGCAGCGCGCGCTTAAATGCCAAAAAGGCAAAGACGGCAACAGGCAACGAGCCTGTGAACTATTCCCCGCATACAGCCAGCTGTTCGCCCGAAAGAAGGACGACGGCAGAGCGGATGCAGCTTTACTCGCCTATTATGGCGCTTTATTTGTCGAGAGTGTTGATTATGACGGATGACATAAACGGATTTATAACGCATGGGATCAAGCGGATCAGCGTGTCAAACGTGAACAAATTCAGAGAAGCCCCTGATGCGTGGGCTTGTCAATACTTGGGCGGTCATCGCTTTCCGACTGGCTGGGCTGCGGTCCAAGGCCAAGCCGTTGAGAGCGGTGTTGAGCTTGGACTGTTCGGCGGTGGCGGCATCGATGATTGCGTCAAGGAAAGCATCGATCAACTTAAAAGCGCTTCGATGGTGCTGAACAACAGACCAGAGGAACTGGAAAAGCGCATTCCGATTGTCACGCGGATGACTGAAACCGCACTCGAAAACCTTATGCCGCTCGGCGCACCAGAGAAGCCGTCAGAAGGCAAACGGCAGCACAGCGTTGGTATCGATGTGAGATTTCGAGAGGGTCCAGGCGGCACTGTACCTTTGTTGGGTTTTCTCGACTTTTACTATCCACAGCACAACCTCGTTGTTGACCTCAAAACGACGTCGAAATCGCCGTCAAAGTGGTCACTGGGGCACGGAATACAAGCTGCCGTCTATCAAAAAGCCATCGAAAGCATGACCGGCAAGAAGCCTGCCGTCAAATTCGCATACGCGCTGACGCGAAAGAAAGACCCCTACGTCGAGTTGGAGCTGACCGACGAAGATGCGGCCGACTTTCTCAAGCAATTTAAACAAACGGTAATCCAAATGGAGGCTCTACTTAGCATGACGGACGACAGCCAGAAGATCATTAGTGTGCTGCCGCATAATCCCGACACCTTCTATTGGAACAATGCCGAAGAAATCCGCAAGACATTCTACGGCTCCTGATGCGTATTGGTTCACCGTCCAAAGCGACACAGAGCCTACGGTCTTAGAAGTGCTGTGGCTGCGGGTCATAGAACAAGCGTGGCGCGACTGTCACGACATAGACAACAACGATGTCTACAAGGCGCGCGATGCTCAAGAAGCGCTTTGGTGGGTCATCGAAAACGACAATGACTTTGACGCTGTGTGCAACCTCGCTGGCGTCAATCCAGACCAATTTCGTGCAGTCACGCTTAAATCTGTGACTGAACGATATGACCGGGCTTTCCTGGCCCAAGTGTTCGCCCAACACTTTAATTTTGGGCGCTAAACAACGGACTGCAAAGGATACTCAATGCCGTTAAATTTTGTAAACGAAGGTGGTGGAGGCGCATTTGTGCGTTTCTCAGTAGAAGATAACGAGTGGCTGCGCTCAAGCGAAGGTGGCGATCTTAAAGAATTTGATCCGTCAAGCGGCGTTGTCGTTGACATTGCAAACGTTCAACTGGGCTGGCTCAAGCTATCCGGCGGACGTGATTGGGTTGAATGGCCCAGCAATGATCCGACAAAAGCACCTCGCCCCAGCGATCAGCACAAGCAAGGCTTTCTCGTAAAGATGTTCAGCAGCAAGCTGTTTGGTGACGAGCCTGTGCGAGAGCTTTGCACCAGTCAAACCGGCATGAATATCTTTATCAAGAAATTGTACGAAGAATGCGAAGCCTCGCCTGACTTTAAGGCTGGCAAAGTACCAGCCATTGCAATCACCAAAGCCAAAGAAAAAATGAAGATCGGCGCTGGTTCCACGCGCGTCCCGCCATACGAAATCAAAGCATGGATGGACCGACCTTCTGAGTTAGCTGGCGGTTCGCCTGTGGCCGCAGCTCCAGCTCCTGATGTTTCGACCTCTTCCGCATCAGGAGCCGACGACGACGTTTCCTTCGAAATCTAGTCGTCATCACTGGGGGGCGGTTCGCTGTCCCCCTTTTTTACTAACTTGGGGTCAATCATGGCAGATAAATTAAGATGGGCGAAGTTCTGGGCCGACAAAGGCTTCAGTGTTGTACCAGTCCACTATGTAAAAGAAGGCGGATCATGCAGCTGTTCGGCTGGCGCGGGTTGCGACAGTCCAGGTAAACACCCAGCACCCTCACGCTGGAAGCGGTATCAAGAAAAACGTGCCGACGACGACCAGCTAGAAATGTGGTTCGAGGGTCGATTCAAAGATTACAATATCGGTGTGGTCACTGGCTCCATCAGCGGCAACGTGTATGCCGTGGATGTTGACGTCAGCGAAGGAAAAGTAGGGCAAGAAACGCTCGACGATCTGTCGATGGCAAATGACGACATCCCAGAAACCTTTGAGCAGCGCACCGGATCAGGTGGAAAGCATATCTTTCTGCGCGCACCCGAAGGAACGGCAATCATTACAGGAAAAAACGTCCTGGGCGATGGTATAGACACGCGCGGCGAAGGCGGGTTCGTCGTCGTCGCACCATCTAATCACAAATCAGGTGGTAAATACCGCATCGAAGACTGGGCGCTGAACAACGAAATCGCAGACAGTCCCGAATGGGTGACGCAAATCAGCAAGACAGACGCAGCGCGATACGACGACACAACCATTCAAGACAAGAAAACGGATATGTTTGGCGACCTCACGGATGGCCGCGAAGGTTACATGGTCGAGCTGATCTTGGGAACCATCCGAACATGGTGGGTAACAAAAGGTGTGCTGCCGACAGTCGAAGAGCTGGTCGACGACGCTTGGCCCACGTTTGAGCTAAAAGCGAAAGCCCGTGGCTCGTCACTAGCAGACGATGGCCGTGGCAAAGACCTGTTCCAACGAAAGGCGTGGTATCAGCTCAAACGCGCAAACAACAACGAACTCCGCATCCTGCAAAACGTCGAGCCAGGATCGGAAGCAAATACTGGGGTGCAGTCGTTCACTGCTGCCTCCGGTATGTCCGAAAGCCCTTCGTCAGTGACCCCAAGTACGGACGAGGGCTTTCGGATTTCAGATTGGGGCATGAACCGATACGTCGGGGAACCGCCAGAAATGGAATGGCTGATCGATGGCGTCCTCCCAAGGCGCGTACCCGGCCTTATTTCTGCGATTGGCGGTTTGGGTAAGTCGTTCATGCTCTTAGACCTTGCCATGAAAGTCGCGGGTGGCGATCAAGGAATGCACCGCGAAGACGCCCTTGGAGGGGACGTCGTTCATAATGGCAAGGTCGTTTTTTTCGGGGCAGAAGACAGCGCCAATAGTATGCACAGACGCATATCGAGTATCGGAGGCCCGAACCTCAGAGATCGAGCAGCCGGAAACCTGTTTGTCGTACCAATGCCAGACGCAGGGGGGCCAACGCCGCTCATTGTCAACGCAATGGGCCAATACAGCGTGACACCCGCATTCGTAGAAATACGCAGGCAGTTGCTCGATCTTGGAGACATCGCGCTAATCATCATCGATCCGCTCCAAGCCTTTGCAGCTGCCGACATCAACACCGATCCAGCAGCAGCGCAATACTGGTGGTCGCTCATGTCCCACCTATGCGTCGAAACAGGCGCAAACATCCTAATCGCGCACCACATGCGAAAGGATGGCGCGTTCAACATAACAAAGGCCAGCCAAGCCAGAGAAGCAATCAGAGGCACAACGGCGCTCGTTGATGGCGCAAGGTGGGCATACAGCCTCTGGGCAATGAATGAAGCTGACGAACTGGTCCTGGCGCAAAAGTTAGACATTGAAGCGGGTGTCGGCCAATGCGCCCAGGGTGCAGTCGTCAAGACAAACGACCAATGCGACATGCACATCCGCAGCTTCATTAGAGGCGAGACTGGACTGCTGGTTGATCGAACAATGGAAATCAGTGGAATCCTAGACGCGTCAACCAAGCTCGACAGAGGCCAGACGCAAGCCGTTTTCGACGAAATTTATCGTCGCTGGAACACGTCAGAGCCGTTTTCAATGGCCGTCAACACGCAGCGCAGCCTCCAGAGCTTCCTGCACTCCGACTATGGAATGCCAAAACGCGCAGCCAAGTCATACATCAAGGCGTGGAGCGACCAAGGCTTCATAGAAAGCGCAGTCCACGACAGCAAAACAAAGACAAAGGGCATTAAAGTAATAAAGACGCCCGACCAGCAACAATGGAGGGCATACTCATGACCGACTTCGAAAAACTCATGGTCGAAGCAATCAAGCGCCAAGCCGAAATCATGGTGCTGGACCTCAAAAAAAAGCCACAACGCCTCACGCAAGTTCAACGCGCGGAAAACATCGCCGCAATCGCAGAGAAGCTGATCCGTGACTAAGTGGATCGATTGCCCGACATGCGACGGCGAAGGCGAATACCTCGTTGAAGTGCCAATGCGCCAGAGCTTCACCCGTGACGTCGGTGAATACGAAACCGAATGGGAAACCTGTGAAGACTGCAACGGAGAAAAGCAGATCGAAGAAGAGGCAGACGAATGAACGAGATTTGTAGAACGTGCGGCATAAAGAACGAAAACCCAGAATACAAAAACTGCGAAACTTGCCGGAAATACTGGAGAGAGCAGCAGCGGAAAGTCGATGGAAACGCCGCGAAGGTGGACCGGATGCAGTCGAAAATCGCAACGCAAAGAAACGAAATTGCAATGCTAACGCGCAAGCTCGAAGCCGCAACAAAAGAGAAATTGCAGCTCCTAAACGACATCAAATGGATGCGGGGAGAAACACCCGAAAATCGTCACTTCCGCCAAAAATCTCGCACTTCCGCTGGCGGAAGTAACGCAGGGGAACCCTCGAAATTGGCGGAAGTGAAGGGGGGGAACCCCGAAAAATGGCGGAAGTAAGAAATGAGACAGCTTCAAAATATGGGAAAAGTGGCGGAAGTGGGCGGAAGTGGGGCGGAAGTAAACCCCCGTACCCCCTATACATTACTTCCGCTACGGCGGAATTGTAATGAAAGGAAGGAGGTACGACGTGACGACGAAAACAAGATATAGCGAACCAAAGAAGAGCCGAAAAAAAGTTGTAGCGGATGACAGCTGGAAAGCACCAAAGATGTTTTCGGATAAACGATCTGACATTTGTTACGCAGCTGTTCGATCCGTTGACAAGGTTGCCCGTGACTTGGAAATGAAATGGGGGATCGGAAAGCTGGAAGAACTAGCACCGCCTAAACTTGCCGTCGCATTCGAGCAAGCCAGACAAAACTTCTCTGATGCTGCGCTAGGCGATGATCACAATTACCTCGTCCAAAAAGCCGACAACCTGATCCAAGGATGGAAAGCCGTCGAAGCATACGCGATCAAAAATGGAAACAACCCCGGTGATGCCGACGTCTGGTACGCAATCGCGCCGCCGGATGCCGGTGGTCACAAATTCGCAATCGTAAAACATGAAGCCGACACCGCAGCCGTAGATCGAACAGAATACCCAAAAGTCTACAGCCTCGACGAAATAGCGCGGATCATTAAGGCATTCGAAACTGACATGATTGCCAAAACCAAAGAAATATTCCCCGACGCCAAAATTACAAAGATCACACCAACCACAAAAAAGGTTATACTCGATGACGAAATTCCCTTCTGACGAAATGGACGCAACACCATCACCCCGACAACAGATGCTCCGTGAAGCCGAACAGCTGGTGGCAAACGGACGAAACAAGGAATATGGAGACCCCACCACCAACATGCAAAGAACCGCAGAAATGATGGCGGCATATCTGGGACATCGAACAGGCAGAGAGCTAGAGGCGCACGACGTTGCTGCATTCGGCATCATCCTCAAACTCGGCAGACTGGCACACGATCCAACAAAACTCGACAGCTGGACCGATGTGGCCGGATATGCCGCTATTGGTTACGAGGCAATAAAAAAGGCTGACACGAATGCCAGCCTCTTCGATGCCCTTGCTGATGCGGTCAACTCTACTCCTCTTCCAAAAACACCTCGTCGCCAATCTCCTCCGGCAGCTCAACCGTAACGACGCGATAACGGCACTTCTTACAGCGCCGCACTCGCCGGACAGTCGCAAACCCATATTTGAAATGGTGGCGGCTTTCTTCCGTGCCGGTTCTCGTCTTGCATTCTGGGCAGAGGATTATTGACATTATTGGCCCCAGTAAAACAAACCGGCAAACCAATCGACCGCCGCTTGCTCTTTCTCGTTTAAGTAAATTACTTGCTCCGGCTCATACCAATCTTGGTGAAACGCCTTTACGCCTGTTGGCTCGTCGTGCTGGTCGAGATCACCGGCAATCCAGTAAGCAGGCCCACCAGTGCCAAGCATGATGCGAAACTCTAACGCTGTAAACTTTGACGAATGGGCTTCCCATCCGCTGCGCACCTCACAGCTCAAAGGCAACTCACGCAGCCTGTCGCAGAGGCTCTCGGCCTTCTCATATTCGTCATATGCTATTTTCTTCTGGTATTCTTCGTAATCGGCAACCAGATCGGAAATCGTGCTGCGTAGTGTTGTTTTGCTATTGTCGCTCATTGTGTGTTCCTTTTGTTTGCGCTCGATGTGATAACATCTAGGAACGCCCCCAGAGGGGCGCTCTCCGCTGTTGTCAGCCGCCAAATGCCAAAAGAGTGACCAGCATGACGCATAGCGCCAATATGCCCACCAAATCCCCCAGCAGCTCCGCCGGGTTGCGTGTGTAATACTCAAAGGCTTCTTTGATCTGTTCCATAGTGGTCATGTCCTCATACTCCGGCATTGTCGCTCGTATCTGTCAACAATGTTTCGATGTTTGCTTTGATCTGCTCAACGGTTGCGTCTGGCACAGTTGACGCAAAGCGCCCGACTTGCTCCATTGCATCGGCAAAACGTTCATTGTTCGGCGCAGTGATTGCCAAAATTAACGCGTTGTGAAGTCCGTCGGACGGTGTTCTGAGCGGTTCGATCAAATGGTCTAGCATGATAATTCCTTTCTAGTGATTGATGCGGCCCGACCCCACTGGTCGGCCATTGCTGCGGCCAATGCCGGGTAAAACTTGCTGCGGATCTTCCAGCGATCTTTGCCGGGGGATGCCTTGTGGATGTCGTCCCGCGCTGTCGAGCCGTCCAGCGTCCCGGTCTTCTTTAGGTTGGGTAGGTTGCGCGTCCAAAAGCATGTGCGCTTCTTTACATTGTCCGGGCCATCTGGATCGGTGGCAAACTCCCAAGGCTGAACAGACTGCGCAAATGGCTCATAGTTGCGGATGCGCTCTTTTGCATGTTTGTGCATCACTGGGTTTTCTATCGCCAAGCAAGGCACGTCAGCATTCCAAAGGTCACTAAACAGCTCCGCGCCTTCCTCAAGCTGCCGCCACATTTCTTCCAGCGTCTTGTTGGGTGGTGGGACGCTCAACCATCTGACGCCAGAGTTGCAAAGGCGAGTGCATGGCGGGTGGCCGATGAATACTAAGTCAAAATCGTCCTGGCTAATTACGTCCCGCACGTCGCCTTGGATGTGGCGATTACTTGGCGTGTCGCTGGGCAGAATGTCACAAGACCAAGTGTCGTAACCTTGGTCAAGAAAAGCCTGACGCACGATGCCGCTAGTCTCGCAGCCAACTAAAACCTTTGTGTGCCGCTTGGTTTCCTCAATCAGTTCTTCGAGGTCGGTCTGACGCTCCCCAACTTGGGAAGCGCTGCCTTGGTCAAATATATCGAATTGGTATCCCATTACATCACCGCCAATTCTAGCGCGTGTGACTGTATGCGCTCGATGCTTTCCCAGTTGCGCACGTCGCTGTGGTCGCAAGTGCGCTCGGTGTAGTTCCATTCGATGCTTTGAGCCTTGCATGTCGTGTGCAGCTTGTAGGCGTCACAGTCTTCTTCGAGTGCGAATACTCTCTCGCCATCGATCACACTGGTATAAGAATAGTGGGTGAAGTCGTTGGCTGTCAGGCCAAGGGCTTTGACTGCTGATGCTGATACGATCAACCAGCCGTGGCCTGCGTCGCTTTCGTGTAGTACATTTAACATAGTGTTTCCTTTGTTTGCGCTTGTTGATGCCTACGGTCGGCACCTGTCGACAAACTGCCAAAATGGCCGTTAGTTGTCAACACAGTTGTGCAATAGTATTATTGAGGCGGGAAACAGACAGGAGCGCAGCCGTGGGAATGATTAGGCAGAGACAGGCGACGGACCAACAAAAGTCCTTCGTGCAGTATTTGGTCAGAGAGAATAAGAAGCCCACTGAAGCCGCACGAATGGCAGGCTATCTGCACCCAAAGCAGTCAGCCTATGATTTAACCCGCAATCCTTCCGTGATGCTGCTTATTCGGCAGGCAAGACAAACCCTCTATCAAACCGACCTTGCCAACTTGGCAGCTGATACGCTGCGCGTGGTGATGGTGGACCCTGATGCACCGGCGTCGGCCAAGGTTTCAGCCGCCCGCACGGCGCTCGAGCTGGCCGGAGACCTCAACAAGAACGGTGACGGTGCAGCTGATGGCCGCAGCCTCGCCGAAATGACACCCGATCAGTTGGCAAGTATGATCGATCGTTGGGAAGCAGAGCGCGCCGATATGGCAAAAGACGTGACAGCGGCGCAAAACGACGAATAAACGTAATCAAAACAACGGATCGAATGGTGCAAGTGGGACCATTTGCGCTGCGGGGGATAGTAGTGCGGCCCCCGACCGACCCCACCCCCCGGCATGGTCCGACACCCTGGCCTCAGTGTATTATGGACGTCTCTACAAATTTTGTGGAATTTTGAACATTTCACTCGTTTTGTTGATTGCTGCGCGCAACAGCGGTATAATGCAAGCAACATTAACGGATAATGGCGGACGTTATGGGTTTGTACGATAACATGAATGCACAGAAGAAGTCTGGCAAGTCTCGGTCCAAGTCGAAGTCGACGATCAGCCCCGCGGCATACGCCGATATGAAGGCTGGTTTTCCGAATAGCAAGAAGAACAAGGCCAAGAAGGCGGCATCACGGACCAGCAAGGCTATGGGGTACAGCTGATGCAGTCTAACCCACGTCGTCTTATGGATAAGCGCGTTGAGGATTTAGGTGTTGTTTCGCCTAGTCGCCGGCATACTGGCAAGCGTGTCACATTGAAGCGTTTAGGCAAGCTGTTGGGTTCGTCTGGACTGAAGAGCAAGCGGAGAGCTTAATGGCACAACCACGAGATTACACACGGCAGTATAACTTCAACGATTATCAGGCTACGAGCCCCAGCGATCCTTTGCGCGGTTCTGAGGTTGACGGTGAGTTAAACGCGATCAAGCTGACGTTGGATGATTTGAATGCGAACATTGCGAAGATACAGCGCGACGATGGTAAGTTGGGCAACGTTTCTGTTCACAAGGATGCGTTTGACCAGGGTGCGTTAGCGATTATCAACAGTACGTTTACGCCACGCGGAAATTGGTCTGCGGCCGTTTCTTATGTTGTGAATGATGCTGTAAACTTCAACGGTGCGACGTACGTTGCGACTGTTGCGCATACATCGAGCGCGGCTTTTGCGACTGACACGGCTGCATCACGTTGGTTGTTGATTGCGAATGCTGCTCTTGCTGGGACGAGTAGTTCTGTTGATAAATTTGAGGGCGACGGTTTAACGACTGCGTTTACGTTGTCGAACACTTATGCGAGTGAGACATCGTTTTTTGTTTTTGTTAATGGGGAGTTATTGAACCCTGTTGATGATTATACGTTATCCGGCACGACGTTAACGTTATATACGGCTCCTGGTTTGCCGACTGTTGCTGGCAATGAGAATTTGATTGTTTGGGGTTCTAATGTTGTTGCGCAGGCGTCTCAGGATGCTGCGGAGGCTGCCGAATCGAATGCGAGTGGTTTTGCTGACGAGTCTGAGAGCTGGGCGTCGAAGACGAATGGCATTGTTGAGAGTACGGATTATTCGTCTAAGGCATGGGCGACGGGTGGTACTGGCGTTGATGCTGGTTCTGGTTCTGCGAAGGACTGGGCTACGAAGACTAGCGGTACGGTTGGCAACACGACTGAGTATTCATCGAAGTATTGGGCTACGCAGGGTGATGTACCCATTGTTGCGACGAACATTGCTGACGTTAATACTGTTGGCACGAATATCAGCAGTGTGAACACGGTTGCTGGTATTGACGCTAATGTTACGACTGTTGCGGTCATTTCGTCTGATGTTACCACGGTTAGCGGTATATCTGGTAATGTTAGCACTGTAGCTGGTATTTCGTCTGACGTGACCACGGCTGCGGGTGACAGCGTTGATATTCAGACGGTTGCTTCGAAGTCTGTAGAGATTGGTCGTCTCGGTACGGCTGATGCTGTTTCTGACATGAACACGTTGGGCACTGCTGCGATTGTTTCTGACCTTGATACTTTAGCTGACATATCGACTGACATTTCTACGGTTAGCGGAATTTCTGCTAATGTTACTACGGCTGCTGGTATTTCTGCTAATGTTACGACTGTTGCTGGTATTGCGTCTGACGTTACTACGGTTTCGGGTATAAACACTGCGGTTTCGACTGTCTCTGGCATAGCGTCTGATGTTAGTACGGTTTCTTCGAACAACGCTAATGTTACGACTGTTGCTGGGAACAATGCCAATATTTCCACGGTTGCGGGTGTAAGTACGGACGTCACTACGGTCAGCGGGATTTCTGGCAATGTTACGACTGTTGCCGGTGTTTCTGGAGATGTTACGACTGTATCGGGGATAGCGTCTGATGTTAGTACGGTTTCGACGAATAATGCTAATGTTACGACGACTGCTGGCTCGATCACTAGCGTCAACACGGTTGCTTCGAGCATAGCGGATGTAAACACGGCGGCTTCTAACATTGGTGATGTGAGTACCGTTGCTGGCGAGATTGGTGTAAGTGGTGTTGTTACGATAGTTGCGGCTGCGATTACTGACGTTTCCACGGTATCTGGTGATATAGCTTCGGTTATTACGGCTGCTAATGACTTGAATGAAGCGGTGTCTGAGATTGACACTGTATCCAATAGCATTGCGAATGTTGATACGGTTGGCATTAATATTAGCGATGTGAACACGGTTGCTGGTAACAATGCGAATGTTTCCACGGTTGCGGGAAATACGACTAATATCAATACGGTTGCTGGAATTGACGCTAATGTTACGACTGTTGCGGGGATTTCCAGCGATGTAGCTACGGTTTCTGGTATTTCGAGCGATGTCACAACTGTAGCGGCTGATGTGACTGACATTGGTACTGTGGCGGCGAGCATTGCCAGTGTGAATACGGTTTCTGGTTCAATCAGCGACGTCACCACTGTTGCTGCAAATATCAATAACGTAAATGACTTTTTTGATGTTTATCGCGTCGGAACTTCAGACCCGTCTACTGGCAATGATAACGGCGATTTATTTTACAACAGCTCTTCTGGTATTTTAAAGGTTTACAATTCCACGACGGCTGCGTGGGAGCAGGGCGTAACTGCTGGTTCTGGTTTTTTAGCCCTTACTGGTGGGCAACTTACTGGCAACCTTACCTTCTCTGGATCGGAAACTGTTGATGGCCGTGACTTGTCCGTTGATGGGGCGAAGCTGGATGGCATCGAGGATGGTGCTAAAGCCGATCAAACAGCGGCTGAAATACGGGCGCTTGTTGAAAGTGCTACTGATAGCAATGTATTTACAGACGCAGACCACACGAAACTTTCTGGCATCGAAGCTGGCGCTGATGTCACTGATACACCAAACGTGGTTGCAGCACTAACTGCGGGTTCAAACATTACCATTGCCGCTAACGGTACTATCTCTGGCGCTGCTCAGTACACCCACCCATCTCACCCTGGCGATGACATCAATATAGATACTGGTGCGTTGAGTGGTGCGACAGTTATCTCTGACCTAGACTTTAACGTAACCACCGACACTTTAGGTCACGTTACGGATGCTAATGCTACTTTTTCTACCCGAAACATAACCCTAGCAAACTTGGGCTACACTGGCGCAACTAATGCCAACCATATAACCAATAACAACCAGCTAACCAACGGCGCTGGCTACACAACGTACTCGGCAAACCAGAGTTTAGATACGAGCAGCGCCCCTACATTTAATAATATCTATAACAACGATTGGTTCCGCAATAATGCAGCTAACGAAGGTCTATATAACCAAGCTACA